CAGGTAATGATTGGAAATTTGATGATGAATGCCAAGACTCAGGCAGATGTATCTGAGGATTTGTTAAGACATATGATATTGAATACGCTTCGGAATTATAGAAAGCAATTCAATAAGACATATGGAGAATTAATTATTTGTAACGATAGCAGACACTACTGGCGAAAGGATGTGTTTCCTCTTTATAAAGCAGGTAGAAAAGAGGGTCGGAAAGCGTCTCCTTTCGATTGGGAAATCATCTTCAAAATCTTTGATCAGTTACGAGAAGATTTGAAAGAACATTTTCCCTATAAGTTCATTGAAGTTATGGGAGCAGAAGCGGATGATGTCATTGGTGTGATATGTAAATATCACCACGCAGAAGAGAAAATTTGTATTCTGTCATCCGATAAAGACTTTATTCAGCTACACAAATACAAAGGAGTTGTGCAATATTCTCCTATGCAAAAGAAGTTTGTACGACATCCGAATCCAATAGCGTATCTTAAAGAACATACTATTCGTGGAGATAGGGGTGATGGAATACCGAATTTCTTATCGCAAGATAATTGTCTTGTAGAGGGAGTTCGACAAACATCAATTGCTCAAAAGAAATTAGATGTATGGTTGACACAAAAACCAGAAGAGATTTGTGAAACTCAGGAAATGGCTGAACGATGGGCAAGAAATGATGAACTTGTTAATTTTGATAAGATTCCAGAATTGCTTATTAATGATATAAAATTTGCATATAAGAGAGTACCACCCGGCAGTCGAAAGAAATTATATAACTATTTTATAATGAATAGACTGTCTAAATTAACAGACGTAATCACGGATTTTTGATATGGATGATCAAGAGAATATTAGGGATATGAGACTAAGATTAAAGGATGAAGAAGAACGACTAGCAGAAGAAAAACTGGATCTGGAACTAAAACAGCGGAAAGACCATCTTGATAGATTAGATGCATTACATAGAAACTCAAAAGGATGCAAATGGTAGAAGAATCAGTATTTAATATTTTACACGATCTAGAAAGTGATAACTCCCGATTGTATAAGGAAGATATTCTTAATGTCAACAAGGATAATGAGCTATTAAAACGTGTTCTGAAAGCCGCACTAGATCCATATACTCAATATTATCAGAGAAAGATTCCTAAATACGAGCGAGTAGATTTTGCTTCCGTCTGGACGTTAAACTTGGCATTAATTCAATTACAGTCATTAACGAAACGGGAGTATACTGGAAACGCCGCTATAGAGCATCTCCAAACGATTTTATCTAGTGTAACAGAAGATAATGCGGAAGTTATTAAACGTGTGGTGACGAAGGACCTGAAGTGTGGTGTAAACATTGCTACTGTAAACAAAATATTTGGTAAAGGATTTATCGAAACATATCCCTGTATGTTAGCAAGTGCTTTTAATCAAAAGGCTTTCGAGGCTATTAAATATCCCGCTCTAGTACAGACAAAAATGGATGGTATGAGAGCAAATATTATTATCGATGCTGAAGGCATAGTTGATGTACGTTCAAGGAATGGTAAACAGATTAGTTTATCTGGACATTTTGATGAGTTTGTGAAGAATGTATTTTACAAATCCCCTACTTTAGAATCTCTAGATGTATTTCACGGTGCGGTACTTGATGGAGAATTACTTGTACTAGATGAGAATGATCTGTTTATTCTTGATAGAAAGACTGGTAATGGAATACTAAATAAAGCAGTAAAAGGAACTATAACACCTGAAGAAACTGCACGAGTTAGATTTGAGTGTTGGGATATGATTCCGTTAGAAGATTTCAAAAAAGGAATTTGTGAAATACCATATTTTGACCGACTTGCTGTTCTGAAAGAAAGAATGGATCAAGTATATAATGCTCAAGAAGATCATCTTATTGGTATCCTGAAAACTGAAACTGTAGCAAGTTATGCTGATTGTGAGGAAATCTTCAATGAAGCATTAGCCGCTGAAGAAGAGGGAATCATTGTAAAGAATGGTGATTCTCCTTGGGAAAATAAACGTTCTAAATATCAAGTAAAAATGAAAGCAGAACTTGAGGCTGACCTACTTGTAGAATCGACTATTGAAGGCTCAGGCAAATATGAAGGTCTAGTGGGTTCACTTTCTTGTACAACAAAGGATGGAAGTCTTAAAGTTAATGTTGGTTCGGGTTTGAGTGATGAAGACAGAAAGAAAGATCCTGCTGAATATATAGGAAAGATAATTTCCGTTAAATATAATGAAAAGATCAAGGATAAAAATAGTGAACATTGGTCGTTGTTTTTACCTATCTTCCAGGAATTAAGATTAGATAAATCCGAAGCTGATAATATATGATAAGAGGAGAAAAAATAGAATTTAAAGTTTCAGCAATGACTCCTGTACCACCTGTAGGATGGTTAGAAATAGAGTTATCGCCATTTATAATGACGAAATTACAGAGTTATATTAAAACGGCAAAAGAAAATCCTGAAACGGTAAACGATCAGTTAGCAGGAAATATATCAAAATCTCTTAATTTAAAAGACAAAAACGGATGGTTTTATCAAACTGTTTTAGCTGACCTCATTATTAAATTTAAAGAATCTTATCCTTATCACCATATTGCTACCGTCCCATTTTCACATTCATTTTGGGTCAATTTTCAAAAAGAGAATGAGTTTAATCCTCTTCATAATCATAGCGGAGTATTTTCTTTTGTGATATGGATAAAAATACCTACTGATTGGAAAGAACAACACGCATTACCAATTAGTGCTAATAGTAATATGCCCAAAGCATCTGATTTTGAATTTCGATATACTTCAATGTTGGGTGATATTGCATATCATAGTTATTTCTTAGATAAAACATCAGAAGGATGTATGTTATTTTTTCCTGCAAAATTAATGCATACTGTTTATCCTTTTTATAATTCTGACAAAGAAAGAATTTCAATTTCAGGAAATATTTATTATGACACCCACAATCGTTGACAATTTTTTAGAGCCGGACGATTTTCATAATCTTCAAATTTTAATGCTGGGGGAAGAAATTCCTTGGTATTATATGGATAAGATTGATTATCCAGATGATGAAGATAAATTTCAATTCACTCACGCTTTTTATGACGGAGGGGACAACGGACCATACACCGTGAGATTGTTCCACTTCATTAGTGATCCTTATAGAATAAAAGCTAATTTAATACCAAGAACATCAGAGATAAAAGTAGGTAAATTTCATACTGATATTAACGAAAAAAAACTCTTACCTGAATCTCATACTACTTCAATATTGTATGTGAATACCAATAATGGATATACAGAATTTGAGGACGGAACGAAAGTCGAAAGTGTCGCAAATAGATTTGTTACATTTCCAACAGAAACGAAACACCGCGGCACTTCTTGTACTGATAAAAAAATTAGAGTATTAATCAATTTTAATTATAAGAAAGTGGATAATGGCAGTAATAGTAACTAATAGTCCAACATTTCCAAGACAAGACATATATAGTGTTAAAGACACAAAAGTCAAAAAAATTGTCGCGGTAGGTTTCGATAATAAGATGGACGCTAAAGATAAGCGAAACGAATTGTCTAAAGATGCTTGGACGTCCTGGGAAAAGAAATGTAAAGACTATCCTGATACACCTAAGCCTCTTCCCTATGTAGTAGTTAAAGGTGAAGATCATCCAAAATCAAATTTATATACTAGAAATGGCCAAAAAAATTAAAAAGGGGGTTAATCCCTGGACAATGAAAACATATGAGATAAAAGATAAAAATTTGGATCCTAATGTTCCTTGTCCTGATTGTGAAGATGAAAAAGGCGCTTGGGGCACAGTTAAAGCAGTAACAGGTTTTATGACAAGCGAAGCAAAACTGCTTTCGGACAAGCGGTTGGCAATTTGTGCAGTATGTGAACATTCTAGGGACTTGTATTCACGAGGTTGGATTAATTACTGTAATAAATGTGGTTGTATGCTCAAGATTAAGACTAGATTAAAGAACAATCAATGTCCAATAGGAAAGTGGTAAAAAATGGATTATGATTCAGTAGGAGTAAGTCTTCAAGATCAAGACTTTTTTAATGCAAGACTCGCCGCGAAAATGCCGTGGCTAGGAGGACATTCTGGAGCATTTGATGTAGGTAATGATTACCTTGTATCAGGTTGTGATGGAATAGGTACAAAAGTTCAATTGTATCTAGAAAACAAAGACGTTAAAGGGGTGTCCATCAAGAATCTTGGTCAAGACCTCGTAGCAATGGTGTTCAATGACATAGTATGTAGTGGAGCAACTCCTTTGTTTATGAATGATTATCTGGCTGTACCTTCCATAGATGATCAATATCTAGAATTGATAGACGGTATCAATGACGCATTGAAGCCTCTTGAAGGGAAACCGCCATTAATTAGTGGAGAGACTGCAATACATCCTGATATAAAAACTTTTGATATTGCTGGATTTGGTGTAGGAGCTTGTCCTAAAAAGAACTATATAGATGGGAAGAACATCAAAGAGAATGATGTAATACTTGGATTGAGATCATCCGGTTTCCATTCTAATGGATATACGCTTATTAGAAAAGTCTGGCTTGAGAAGGAATCATTTCGTTCTAAGGATAGAGATGAAATAATTAAACTTTTATTAACTCCGACACGTATCTATGTCAAT